ATCTGATCCTCCCAGTGCCATAACAGGAAATCCGCTCCGCTGCCGGTTGTATACTCCAAGAGATTTCTGTTTCTTGTTATCCAGCCTGCCGATATAATAATAATCCGCGGCATTGAACGTTTTAAGCCAGTCTCTGACTTCACTTAATTGCATTGCCGGCCTCCTCTTTGTAGATCTCTTTAAACGCCTGCAGGGCAAAATCTTTTCTGCTGCCTTCCGGAAGCCAGTCCTCAAACCATTTCCCTTTTGCATGCGGGTTTTCTGTCTTTTGGAACTTATACTCCGGATGGTAATACAGTCGCCTGGCATACGGTGTACTATGAACCAGATCCACCTCGCCTCGCGCTGCTTGTGAGTAATCTACTGTAAATGCCTCACCCTGCAGTGTACCCTGGTCTCTGGGTACAACCTGTGCCTGCACAACTTCCGTGTGCAGTGCCTCGCCTGTTTTCTCCAGTGCTCTGACCGCTGCCTGATCAAGTGCCTTCAGCCGTGTTTGAAACAATGTTACTTTTACACCCGCTCCGCTCACTTGAAACGCACCTCCGTATAGTTAACTGATCCATCCGGGTTTCTGGCCTTGATTCCCTCTGCAATATCACGTTTTACACCATGAATCACTGCATGTCCGTTTACAATATCCGGAACATCAGGACAGATATCACCATGGAACAAAGCCGTCCCTGTGATGCGGACATACTTTTGTTCACCTGTTAGCTCAACCTTTCCTCCATCCTGCCAGTTGCACAGTAATTCCGCGGAAAAAGCACTGATTGGAGCGCCGTCCTCGTCAAGCCCTTCCTGCTCAATTACAATATTGATCGGGGTTTTACACAGTGCCTTTGGCACCAGATCCGGCCATTTCATAAGCATCACCTCAATACTCTGCAGCAAAGTCCTGTCTGTTTCAGAAATGAATACAGATCTTTTTGCATAGCAACACCATTCTCCACTGTCAGATTCCATGAATCTCTCCCGAAGCCCATGGATACACCATTAATGGAATAAGATGACAGTACAGTATTGATCAGATCCTCATTTTCATGTTCAAACAGAGCCTGTCTGCAGGTAACCTCCGTGATCAGCTCCTGCTGAAACAGAGTCAGATTATTGAACCCGGCTGCTACTATTCTGTTGAATGTGAGGCTGTCAATATGTCTTGAAGCCTTTTTCAGAGCATCCTCCAGCCCATCAAATGTTTCCAGTTCCATGTTTTGGTAATCCTCAAGTGTTGCATATGGTGTATAAGCCATGTCATTCACCCCGCTTTGTTGTTCTTTCGGAACGCTGTTTTCTGCCCTTTAATTGCGCCGGCGCAATTGCTTTCTCTTCGTCAACCAAATATCCATGGCTCCTGAACCAGTCTATCAGGCGCGGATTGTCAGTGTGTCCTTCTCCGCCGCTGAAGGAAACGCCGGCACTGACACCGGCATATTCCTTATTCGGCGCTGTGATCCTGGCCATGCTCAGGCAACCTTGATTTTGCGGAAGACGCCTGCAGCCTTTGTCGCCTTCAGGGCGATCGCGGCATTCATTTCGACTTCACCCTTCTTGACTGCACCAGCTGTCGTGAAATCCGGAAGCCATGTCTGGACAGGTGCAACTCCAGCGAATGAAACAGCGTGAAGACCGTCAAGGCCGAGGCGAGCAACATACAGGCTTGTTTCACCGGATGTTCCATCTGTTGCGATAACATCATCGTTCGTACCGGCCTTAGCCTTCATGTCGATCAGGGGAATGTTCCCATAGGATTCGACCTGGTCGCCCCAGTCATTTTTTGTAACCTGATACATGGATGCACGGCGCGCACATGCACGGATCCTTGCAATCAGTTTAGTATTGCCCATAAGACAGGACGGAGTACCGTCAAGACTCATCAGGAATTCATCAAGCATATCCAGAAAGACCTTATAATTCGCATCGACCTTTGCTGAATTTGACAGGTCAATTGTCGAACCGGAAGCATTGAACTCTGTTGAGCTGCCGGTCACAGCTTTATCAAGGCCGTCAAATGCATTTGCATCCGTCGCAGAATCGCCGTTGATGAACGTGTCATTAAACAACGCCTGAGCTGCCTTGATCTTCTGAGCCTGCTGAAGTTCCACTTCAGAAACGATACCACCAAAGTTCGCAAGAACACGATCGATCTCATATGATCCGCCGAACACTTTGATATCTGCCGTATAACGCTGCTTTGTGACTTCCTGCGGGGTGTATTCCGTATTGATCGCACGGAAAGCCGCCGTCGGCTGCGTCAGCAGGCGTGTATAAGCATAGGTCGGTGTTGCTCCGCCGCCTGTCGGGGATACACAATCGTCAAATGTAATATGCTCGAGGAGCCAGTTGTTTTTCTGAAACTCATCGATAACGCCCATCTGCAGATCATCCTGCACGTTTTTCTTAGCTTCTGCCAGTGTTACTGCCATGTTTTACCTCTTTCCCGGGCTTATGGATGCCCGACTCCATTTGCCTGAAGTTTTGCTGCAATGGCATCTTTCATGGAGATCTGACCTGTTTCATTACCAGCTCCGCCAGCTGTTCCGGACGGGACAGATCCGACACGGAATCCGGATTTCTGACCCCCTTCAGGTTTCTTTTCTTCCTTGAACAGGAACGGTTTACCCTCTTTCAGAGCCTTAATCTGTTCCTCCAGACCGGTCAACTTACCGTCATCTCCCATGATCAGCTTTGACTGATCAATCAGGCCCGCAACCAGATCTGTGTCCTGCGCAGTGCTGCCGATCGCAGTCCGGATCGCATTTGACATCCGCAGTGCTTTGATTTCTGCGGCATGATCCGCGTCCTTCTGTTTTGCCGCATTCTGCAGATCAGTTATCTGCTGCTGCAGTGCCTCATTATCGCCGGCTGACTGTTTAAGCTGTTCCAACTGATTTTCTGCATCTTCTTTTGCTGTCTTCAGCTGGTTTTTTTCTGTGTTGACCTCGTCAAAACGGTTTTTTGGAACATATCCCTTCAACTCCGCTGCCGAAGCTTCAGCCGCTTTCACTGCCAAATCCTCTGAAATTCCAAGTGCAACAAATTCTTCTTTTTTCATGATCTTTATCTCCTTCGATTCATTTTTTCTCATGGTTCAGTCCAAGTTTATCGTCTCTCCGTTTTGCGCCCGGAGATACCAGAGGGGCGATTTTTATGCATAATAAAACCCGGAACCTAATGGTCCGGGGATCTGACTCTCTGCTTCATAGAAGCCTCCTTATTTCATTTTATCAATCACGGAAAGCACTATGATCGTAATGCATATAATCATGGTGATCTGTACTGCTGCTGTCATGTCCTGTCTCCTTCCTGCTCCGGTATAAAACAAGGCTCTGTTGTCAGGAATACCGGCGGAACCTGCCTGCCCATGATGTACAAATATATTTTCTTTTCCCGAACAAGCTGTTCGATCTCATCCTCAGACAATTCCCAGACCGTCTCGACTTCTTCGCCACCGTCTTCCCGCTTGATAACCGCTGCCGGCAGGTCAAAACAACCATCTGCAACATAGGTGACGTTCGAATAATCCATTCTAATCGGTGTCATGCTCTCCTCCTTGATAGTATAAGAAAACCGCCCGATCCACCGGGGATTAGTGGCTGATTCGTGATATAATAGCCTCAAAGGAGGCTTGTTATGCTTGATAAGACATCAATTAAAGTAATCGAATACATCCGCTGCTTTAAAGACGCAACATGGCACTATAATCAGGGTTATCACTTCGATCTGCCATACGATGAGTTTATCCTGTGCCTTTACTACCTGCAGGAGCAGAATTATATTGTACTCGAACAGGTCTCAGGCGGTATTGTCTCTGCAGCTCTGACCCACAAAGGTCTGCACGCGAAGGAGTTCAATATGATCTCCCTTAAGCGCTACGCTCTCGACAAATGGATTGATTTTCTCACTGCTGTTATAGCTCTTTCTGCTCTCGTTATTTCCATCATCGCACTACTGCGATAATCGCAACAATCAGTGCAGCGATAGCGATCAAAAGTGCCGCCCTGGACGCGGGCGGGAAGTCTGACCATGCCCTCCACGGATGCTCTTTCCCCATTTTCTCCTCCTTCATGGTATAAGAAAACCACCCGATCCGCTGGGGAGGGGTGGTTCGTGTTTTTTTCTACGATACCGTATTAATTAAACAATTCATTGTATTTCTTCTTTTTCTCGGGTTTAACAACAAAACCAAAGTTGTTATTACATTCATTTTTATAATCCGGCTCAAAATCAACAGGTTGTCCATCTGGATAAGCCTTGCAGGCAGGAAGCCACCCATCTTTTAATCCAATATAATTATTGCACCAACTGCACCGAGAAATTGTTAACATTTCTTAGCCCTCGAAATATTTTTCAAAAATTCTTCTTTGTTCTGGCATTATCTTATCACGCTCGCCTCGCTCTTTCAATACTCCTATTTCAGATAGACTTTCCAACATATCTTTGCTAGCTGTTTTACTGATCCCAGATAAGCCCTCTGTTTTGTTTAAGACATCAATTTTATCCGCATTTATCAACTGCGCAATTCTAGCGTGATATATTTCGTGTATCACGGCATCATTCAAACTATTGCAAACTGTATTATCCGCATTCTTGAATATTTCATCTATCTTAGCAATGCTCTTTCCTCCCAATATTCTGCTGTTCATCACAAGCTCTGCATCATACCAGAAGCCGTTTCGAGTAAAGACCGTGTCAAAAACCTTCTGCTCTCCTAAATCTTCGATCCGAACTGATTCGAATTTTCTTGATGCTTTATACTTTTCCAGCGTTTTACTGATGCTTTCAAGAACCTCATCTTGTATCAGACTTCCTTCAGAAGCATTTGCATTGATAAAATCCTCAATCGTAATGCTTTTTCTTATTGATTCATATGATGAAAGCCCAGATCTCCATTCTTCCTCCCTTGCTTTATACTTCCGCTTATTCTCCGGATCCAGACTGTACTGCGCCAGCCGCTCATATGACTCAGCAGTGCGCTCCACCAGGTTTGCGCGGTTTTCAGCTCTTTCGGTTTCAACCGCTGCCTTTACATCCTTCTTCATGACCGGATCCGGCACAGACGTGACACCCGGAAAGTATGTCGTGTAGCTGTCCCTACATCTTGGATGCAGGAATCCCGCTGCCATCGCTTCGCTTAGACATATATGCTTTCCGTCAGATCTGCCGCTGCCATACACATCATCAATCAGGATCTTCCCTATCCAAGGTATGCATTTAGGGCATGCACCACCCGTTCCGCTGCCGGATCTGGACGTACCGCGCTGGTTCACAATGACCAAATGCAGTCCCCATTCTTCCCGCTTTTCGGCCTCTCCCATCAAATACGCGCGCTTTTCGGCTGTACGAAGCGCCATGTCCGCATAGTCGCTAAGTGTATGCCGGGCGCCGTTTTTATACTCGACACAATCAATCCCGCGGCGCAGAAAATCCTTTGTGGCCATATCAACAGCCTTTTCGTATGTAGCGGCTCCTGTGTTTGCGTACATCTGCGCATTAAAAATCACTTTGCGATACTGGTCATCTACCCTTCGTAGGATTGCGGCTTCCGCCTTCTGCATATCGGACATTGTCGCCTTAATCAGCGCGTTCAGTTTCCGTTCATTGATACGAAAAAACGCATCCCCGGCAGCTTTTACTGTTCCTTTTGAGAGGCGTCTTTTTAGTCCCTTGTTCTTTTTTAGTACCTGAAGTATTCGGATCTCTTCTTCACTTCCGCCCTGATCCCTGGCATTCTCAATTGCGGCCTGTATCTTAGCATTAATAAGATCAAACTGTTTTCCATATTTGTTCTCATTTGTCCTGCGGAATTCTTCCAGATATTTCAGCTGCTCAACCTGCCACTGTGACCAGTCAAAACCTTCTTTCTCCTCCCATGCCTTAT